AGAAACTATGGCTTTATAGTCAGCAAACTTTCCTCTTCCAGCTAAATCACTAATTCTAATAATAGGAGGAGAAGAATAATATTCTCCTGGATTTCTAATTACTAAACTAGTAATTTTACCACTAGTAACAATAGCCTCTAATTTAGCTCCTCTACCAGCAGTTATCACAACTTTTGGTATTGAAGTAAAGGATTCTGTAGTGTTAATATTGATAGACTCTACAACTTCACCAGATAGTTTTGCTACTGCCTTTCCAGGTTGATTATTGATTAAAACAAATGGAGGAGTTTTGTATCCTGTGCCAGATTTTAATAGAGATAATTTTGTTAGCTTTCCAAAATTAACAAATTCAGAATCTCTGTGGTTTAAAACTAATGTGCCATCGACAAAGATACCTACATCTCTAGTTCCAGTTTGGTAAATTTCCGTCGTTGTAGTTGGTCTTTTTCTAATTAATCTTAGTAAATCTTTGCCAACTAGATTAACATCAACATCGCTTGATAAAATATCATGTGAAGGATAACCAGATGAACAAATATAATAGTATTGATCGTCTTCGTAAATAGCTGCTACGTTAGCAAGCTCTTCCGCTACAGCGTTTTGTAATGTTAAATTCGATTGAATACTTGGTGTAGTATTATTTTCGTTGATTAACCATCTAGTGTTGTTTGTAGCTCTATTAAAAATAATAGGATCACGAGTTTCAAAACCAGCATCAGAAATTTGAACAATATCTTTTTCTTCTGAGTATGGTGCTAAAACTTTAGTATTTAAATTATAAAGAACACCTAATGTGAGTAATTTGACGTTATTACCTACTACAGTTGATGCCGAATAAACATCACTGCCAGCTGGATGAGCTGATGGGGGGTTTGCTCTTTGATCAATTACAAATTGTGTGGCATTTTTTGCATTATATTTAATGACTTCAGAACCAATTAAAATTTTACCTACATTTTTCCATCCTAATGTTGAACCAACATTAATTTTTTGTCCTGAAGATAAGTTTGTATTGATTGCTTTTCTTAACGTAGTTTTCGAAGCAATTTCAAAAACGCCATTAACTGTTGATGGGTCTAAAATAATTTCGTAAATATCACCTTCTTCTGTAGAACCTTTGAATGCTACATTATCGACTACAGCCGAAGCATACAGCATTTCTGGCTTAGTTTCGTCAAGTTCTTGTGTTAAACGCTGCCCAATTAAGTCTAATGGATTGCCAGAAAGAACTTTTACTTTTAATGAATATGTAGATACCCAATCAGAAGTCGATGCCTTCAGCGTAGAGTCTTTAGGATTGTATATTTCTGGAATATCCTGAGGATCTCTAGATACAATCGAATTGAAAATAAATTTAATTGACTTATCAGTACCTTTTGCCTTATAAAATTTACTGATATTTTTGATTAAAGTTCTTTTATCAACCTGACCCTTTAAATACTTTTCAGGGAAAGCACCAAGATACTGTGCTTCGAAATTTTTAATAAAAGCGTATAAGAAAAGATTGCTAATGTTGTAAACAACAGCACTAGCATCATGAGAAGCAGATTGAGTAGAAACAAAAGTTGTTTCTGAATACAAATCTCCTAATGTGGTGTTTCCACTAACTCCACGAGAAACTTCTAAAAATTCTGTATCTGTTCTAGTCTTGTAGAAACAAATTTCATTATCAATACGAATATAACCATTCTCTTTGGGAAATGATGTAGCATCGTCTACAACAATAGTAGTAGCACTATCAGATACACTACTCGCTAGTTTAGTGCTTTGCTTTAAAAGATTTTCTTCGTAAAAATCCACATCACGATATTTCGTGATATTACTAATAATATCAACAGGCTGACCAACCAACTCCAATTGTTCGTAGTATTTTTCTACTAACTTAGAAAAATTTACGTATTCTGAAGATATAAACCCTGGTAGCTGTTGCTCAATCAGGGTTGAAATTTTTCTAGTTTTTGGAGCCATCTAGATTACTCTTGATATGCGATAAATTTACTGTTTGGGATATCAACGTCAAGATATACGTTTCTCAAAGCGTTAATATCATTTGATGCTGGTTTTACACGAATTTCGATCCTGTTATCAAAATAACTACCTTTAATGATAGTTAAATTATACAGCATGATCTCGCCTTTAGTATAATCAATATCACCGACATAATCGTTTAAAACGATTTTATCTCCAGATAAAGAGTCTAATCTATATAGGACAATTTTGCCACCCCTATCTTCCAAATACACAGTAAAATTGGGGTATTCGCTTACTACAAACCCAGATGATTCTACTGAGGGACTATCACAATCTACAAAAAATTCATTCTGGAAACAGATTTCGTAGAAGAAGGTAGAATTGATGGATGGATAAAAATCCTTTCTCATTATAACGCTAGTGTGGTTGGAATTAATTGCCTTATCGGCATCATCAATAACGCCAACCACTTTACTGTATCTAAACTTTCCGTTGAATTTTTCGACATCGGAAGTTTCAATATAATTTTCAAGTGCCGAAATAACTTTAGATTTAATTTCTTCGGGTACTAATGTTGTGATTTGTCTGTTGTAATAAATCTTGCTGTTTAATTCTACATAAAGAATTGAAGGATTGATTAGATCTGGAGTGACCGAAGCAACCATATAATTCTTCAATTCACGAACAATTTCCTGTTTAGTGAAAGAAGATAAAGCAGCACCGTTGGATGGTTTGACTGAAATTTTAACTTTGCCGTATTCTGGGGGCACAGACTCTTCACCACCATATACAATAATATCAGCGACCGCTGGGTAAATATTTCTCACAATAGCAGCATAATCAGATGGTGTTACAGCTCTATCCTGAGTGCCGTAGTATTTTGGAGCATTGAACTTAATTTTTGATACACTTTCAATATCCTCACCGCCGTTAGCGTTATTGACTGTGCTTACATTAACAATAGATAAAGAATAACTGGAATTGCCACTTAAATCTTCTAAAACACCACTAAATGTAAATGATCTAGCACCATTAGTTACTGGACCATTAGTTGTTAAATAGCTAACTTCAATATACTCACCATTCTCTAATTTTCTTCCTAAAACACCATCACCAAAGAATAACTCATACTTTTCATCCTCAATCTCTTCTACAAAGAACACATTCGAAGAAGGATTGATATTTAAAATATTATCAGCAGCTTTGTAAATTTGGAAAGAAGTTGATGATGATGAAGGATAAACTTTTACTTGAATCGTGTTTGTGTCAATAGATGGGTTTTGTAAAATAAAACGTTGGCTTTGTAACCCAGTATTTACAGTAAATGTGTTTGTTACTAAAGCACCTTCATACACATCAACATTGACAAAAGATGCTGTACCATTAACTACAGACGCTGTATAATCTTCTACAGCAACATATTGATATAGATTATCATCAAATGTCGTTACAAAACCAGTTCCCTTCTTTAAAATGATCTCTTTTGGAGCAGTTCCATTAAATTCTACGCCAAAACTTACTATAGCCTTCGGAGCTACTTTTGATTTGGCTCTATAACCAAGCTGTTTAGCTAATGCTACTACATTGTCTCTCAGAGTAGCAGAATCTAAAAACAGCTCGTTTACAACGAGATTGGTGTTAAATGCTGTATAATAAGTGTTGTAAGCAAGAACATCAAGTAAATTGCTCCATACAGAACCCTCAAAATCATAATCAGTAAAGTCCGTCTGGGCTCTTAGGTAATCCTTGAGAGCGATTTTGATTTGAGTGTAATCTAAATTAGATACCTGAGCGTATGGCATTTATCGTGTTCTCTCTAGAAAGAATGCTACATTAACTGGAATGTCTTCTCTACCAATAATTTCAAAAGATAACTCAACATCAAATCCATTTTCGTCAAAATTTGGAATAGTATCAACACTTAATACATTAATTCTTGGTTCGTATAATCTCAAAGTATTCTCAATTTCCGATGAAATCATACCAGCAGTACCATAATCAAGAGGTTCAAACAACATTGACGAAACAGAAGAACCTATATTTGCGTTAAAAAATCTTTCGCCCTTATTAGTCAATAATAAATTCACAACAGCTTGCTTGATAGCAGCCTCATCCTTGGTGACGATTAGATCGCCAGTGATAGGATGAGGCTTAAATGTGATATTTAGATCTTTAAAGGTAAGAGTCTTTGCCACACAAATAACTGTTTATTGTTATTTATGTTTATTCCTCAAATCGCTCAACGAAATCATCGAACCCATTTGCCCCACCACATGGGCGTGAGAGGCGATCATTTGGAACTTGATACTGCTTCATTCTAGCTCTTCTTAAATGCTTTTCTGAAGCAAGGTCTGAAATCAGAGTCATACCTGATTTAATAAAGGCATCACCTTTATCTACTGGACTGTTAGCCATCTGTTTTCTCCAATAAGGTTTAAACAGAACTTTTAAAGGGGTTGCTATCCCTTCCATACTATTTAATCCCAATAAAAAAGCGGCTTACGCCGCTGTAATATTAGTTGCCTTGACCACGATACCTTTTACGAGCATTGTTTCGACTGCTGGCAGCATACTTTGTGTGCTTCCCAGCTCCCTGGCGGGACTTCTTGGGTTTGGACTCAATTTGGTTTGC